GTTCCGTCGCCAAGGTAAACCTCAATTCCAGAAAGCTGAAAGTTCCGTAATATAGACTCCGATTCGTTGTAATTAAAATCAATATTAGAGGTCTGCGAAGCTGTAACAAAAGGCCATGTAGCGCTCGAAAAATAAGTGTTTTCAGTCGATACAGGAACCACGTTCAAAGGGGATCCAGACGGGCCTAAAATAGGGTTCCATGCAACATTATGAGGGATCTCATACACCCTAGGGCTACCTATTTTTATCTTTTCAAAAGACCCGACGGCCCCTTCTGCAATAGACGGGGTCTCTACCTCTTCGTCAAATCTAAAAATAAAATGATTTCTAGAGTCATCAGCAACAAGAGCCGAATCGTTGTCTGAGTCTTGTTTTAGCAGCGGAGGCGTATGATAAACATGAGAGAGTTCTTGTGATTGTAAAAACTCCTCGGTCTCTCCAGCGTCGTCATCGGTCAGAACGGTTGGATCAGCTCCTATCATTACCTCAAGCCAAGCCGTGTCATATAGTGGCGAGGTGTCCTTCACCCATTGATACTGCTCGTAGGTTTTTGCATAGTAATCGTCTGACGTGTTTGGGACATCAATACCCCATGTAGATCCGTCTGTAAGATATATCAAACTTCTAACCCTTCTTCTCAACTTAAACCAGTTCAGTCCGTCAAAGACCCTTACATCCATCCGTAAAACAACTAAATTTCCCCTGTTATGGCTTTCAAAAGGATTGAATATAAAGCCTGTTGAGTAATAAGTAGTATGTCCAGAAAAATGCAGCCTAAAGCTTCCCCCGTCATCTGATCGAGCGATAGACAAACCGTCAACTATACCGTTAGAAGGAATGTTTGAGTAAGTGTTTCCAATAGGAATACGAGGAGGGTAATCAGAAAACAAAGTGTCTGGGTTAAGGTCTTGAATGCGGTAAAGGTGAGTTTCAAAACTCGGACCGTCATAACCAATTCCAGACCTGAAAATAAGATCGCTACCAGCGCCTTCATGCACTTGATACGCAGATCCAATAGGGTACACACCTCTTCTTGTTGCTCCTTTTAGGAAGTTAGCACCTATATAATCAAGATGTGTTACTTGCAGGTCTGCACCTGGAGCTGTTCCGTTTGAATTAATTAAAACAGAGTGAGAAAACAGGCCATTAGCGTCTTTTATCCAATAGAAAAAACCTATCTCGTCGTCGTCTCCGTTTATAATCCTTTCTCGATCAAACAGATGAAATTTCCCTTCAGAGAAACAAAACGTAGCACCTAAAGACGAACAGATGTCCATCAGTACTTGATATGTAGAGGAGAAGTTGTCTTTTCTTCTTGGACGCTGTCTTTCAAAGCCTTTTTTCCTTTCTTCAGCCGGCAACGGCTTAACGTAAAAAGAGTCTGACTTTAAAAAGTAGTGGTCAAGTACAGCGTCGGTAGATGGAAACTCATTGTAATTGTCGTTGACTGGGCGAACAAGCCTATGCTCTACAAACATAGGATAGTCGTGACCGGCCTGACTGTCTCCTTGCAACTCGTTGTCAATTATTGACCAATGAGGAAGTTTCTGAACGATTTCCTTCAACCAATAAATAAGCGCTCTCTCACTAGGTTCGTTTTGAGTTGTTTGGAAGATGTCGCCGTTAGCGTCTTTGAAGTCAATGTTCTTTAACGCAGCGATGCCGTCGCTCGCAACAAACGTCGTAAGTATTCTTCCGTCACCAATCTCCTCTGTCGTCTCTTCTGGATGGATGATGCCTGCCCACTCAAAAACCTCTTGTGCTGATGTCTGGCGGTAAAGACGAACAAACATCCTGAACTCGTCAGCGGAAAAACAAGGCACTGTAATATGCGTTCTTTCGTCTTCCGTTAAATAAGCAGAGAAGCTAAGAGAAGAGCTAACGATGGGCTGCAACACATCTTCAATAGACCCCTTCCAATCCAAGACAAACCCTGGGTCTGATATCTCCATGGCTTTAAACGGAACGAAAGATCCTTGGCTGGCGATACCAACATCCCAGATTTCTAAACGATAGGAGAATCCATCGATAACCTTATACGTTGTATCTACTATTTTTCTAGCCATAAATTCTATCTAATGCTGTTGCACCCCTTCTGCTTGTGAGGACTACGTCAGAGCCACTAAGGACACCTTGCACCCTAAGGTCGTTTCCTTCGGAGGCTGATCTTTGAAAAGAGCCCAGCCCAAAGTCCTGTAAAGCAAAATTAACAAAACCTTGCGATTTTATTGCGGTTGCGGCACTGCCAAGATTACTTCCTCCGGTGGCTATAGTTGCCAACAAAGCGACGATGCCCCACGCTACCGCCAAGCCAGCCAATCTAGCTATAAGGCTTTTGATCGCTTCTGTAAGAGTTGTTTTTATTGATTTAGCCAACGATTCCGTTCCATCTAGAGCGGTTTGAAAAGCTTGTTCAAATACAGAACCTATGCCTTTTGCTACCGACTCTAGCTCTAACATCCTGTTTAAAAGATCCTCTCTATTGAGCTCGTCAATCATTTTACCAACAGATTCAGTGGCATAACTCACCCAACGGGTCATGTTATTGAAGCCTTCGCCTGTTTTTTCTAAAAATATCAGAAGCTGACTTGCTTCAGAAAATACGCCAGAAAGCACCGATTCGGTCGCCCCTTGAATTTTAGGAGCAATCTCGGTAGTTGGAATAGTGGCAGCTTCTAACTTGACTGGTAATTCCTCTAAAAACTGATTGGTTAAATCTATCCATCCGAGATCTACTTGTCTACCAATATCATTAAAGGTTGCCAAGTTATAGACGCCAAGTTGCTTTAATTGAGAATTTATTCGACTAAGCTCATCCTCAAGAAGTTCTAGCTCCTCAAAGTCAAGGTCTTCGCCAGCTAGAGCGCTTTTTTTAAAATTAAATATCGCTAGGGTTAAAGCGTCATATCTATCTAAAAGAAGATCTAGGTTTGTTATAACCCCATCATTTATTTTTTGCTCCCTTTCTTGCTCCTCTCTTTTTTTCTTCGCGGCGGCTAAGTACTCGTTTATAGCAACTGTAAACGGATCAGCGCCAAACAGCTCAACACCTGAATTTATAAGACTACTAGCTCTTTCCTGTATTTTTTTTGCGATATCAACAGGCACAAGTCTTTCGGCTATTTGATCTGTGTTTACTGGCGTAACTCCTTCGATAAAAGATATTGTAAGCTGAGCCGCTCCATTTCTAAGCCTTCTCTCTACTTCAGAGAAGTCTAATTCCTCAAGTGATTTTAACTCAGTCTTTACCTTTAACTCTATAGCCGCGTTTTGAGATATAACTTCTGACAACCTTTCCGCCTCGCCTCTCGCTTGAATTACCTTATCTATAAAAGCAATAATGCCCTCTATAGCGAAAAACCAACCGATTCTTTTTAAAGCGGTTCGCAAAACAGTAAAAGCTTTTGTCGCTGTGCCAGCAGCCGCAGCAGCCGTTCCAGTTGCCGCCGCCGATGCTCTAGCAGCAGAGGCTTGAGCAAACCACGCCCTAGGAAGAAGGCCAAGACCTGTAGCAAAACTTTTAATAAGCTTACTAAGCTTTCCAAATCTAAGGATGACTCCAGAAATAGCTCTACCAAAGAAAGCAATAGCAGATGTTACGCCGCCTATAATCAACAGCAGCGGCCCTAGGGCGGCAAAAAAGGTCAAGGTTAACGCTATATTCCTTTTTGTCTGATTATCTAATGCAGAGAGACCTCTAACTAATTCTGTGATGCTATTGATAAAATCTTTAAAGCCCTGTCCAAACAAATTCTCTATTTCTATAGCAAAATCTGCTAATGCAGAGGCAAGTCTTTTTAATGTAGCAAAAAGAGACTCGTCAAGAGCGTCGGCAAACTTATCAGTGGTGCCCTGTGACTCTTCAAGTTTTTTGACAAGCTGGTCAAACTCATCTCTTAGTCCACCAAGCGAAGACGCGGCACCAGCGCCCCTAATTCCAAATCTTTTCAACGCCTCTTCAAAGCTAGAGGTTCCAGCAAAAAGCTCTTCAATAGCTTCGTTTGCGCTTAATCCCTCTTTTGCTAAAAGAGACAAGACCCTTCTCAAAGCAGTACCCCCTCTAGATGCCTCATAACCCCTTTCAGACAATAACGCTAACAAAGCAACGGTCTGTTCAATTGATAGCCCGTAAGAACTTGCCTCGGCACCAGCGTAGTTTAAAGCAGTGCCAAGCGTTTCAGCTGTTAGAGCAGACTCTTGAGTGGCTTTAGTAAAAACGTTAGCTATCTGCTCAGACTGCTCCAAAGTCCCCCCTAGCTCGCTAAGAGATTCTTTAAATCTGTTTTGATTCTTAATAACAAGCTCCCCCGCCGCCGCTAAGTCCATGTCCATAGCTTGAGCAAGCTTTAAAACAGCACCTTGTAAACCAAGTATTTCAGCGTCTGATTTACCAAGCTTTGCTAAAGAAAGCTGTAGATTACTTACCTCTTCAGCGGTAAAAATAGTGCTGGCACCAAGCGCCCTTGCTGTCTTAGAAAGCTTTTCTATAGGGGCGTCGGCCCCTCTAATACCCTGAATTTTTCTCTGAGCGAGATCAAAACTTGTAGCTATCTTAAGGGCCTCCCTTCCTAAAAGAATTAATGGAGCGGAGATAGAGGTCGATATATCCCTTCCCGCTCTTGTAGCAACGCTAGAAAACTTAGACAAGGAGTCAGTAGCTTTGCGCATTCCTGTTGCAAAACCCGTTACGTCTGCAAGTATTTTAGCTGTTACTGTTGTTTCTGCCATGATATTTTTGTAAAGCTTTCTTTTAGTTCTCTCACATCATTTCTAGTTGGAACCTTTTTCTTTTCCGTATAAGGGTTAAAGTCTTTGGGTTCAAACTTTTTGTTTTTCGAGGAATTAACATTTGCCAACAAAGCCATCTGTGATGAGGTGTGGTTCCACGTCATCTTATCCCTGAAAAAAAGACCATTAGACACGGATGAGACTTCGGCCAAAGTCATAGTCCAGAAAGACTCAGGAGAAACTCCTGCCCTTAAAGAGTCCATATAGAACTGCTGTAAAGACGGAAGTTCCCCTGAATCTTCATCCGTCACTTCTTTCCCTCTGACCCAGTGCTCATAGAGAGAGCCATCGCCTCAGAAATAACTTCGAGCTGACCGCCGTCTAGAATTTCCGCTATAAAAAGCTCTTTGTCTGCCGAAAACTCTTTTCCAGAGTATATGCTGGCATTAATAACGCTATAGTATCCGATCAATGGGATAGAGGACAACGGGTCTGAAGACACCCATGAGTCAAAATCATTAAGGGTTGTGTTTTCATTTTTTAGCAAAAGGCGCAAAGCATTCATTGTAAATAACGCTTTATGCTTTTTGTTTTTAAAGTTTAAAACAAACTCTCCTCTAAAATTGTTTGATAAATCCATGTGGTTGATTATAGGGTTGAAAAAGGGCGACACGGTTTTCATGCCGCCCTTATCCTTAGTGAATTATTAGTACTTATAAAGATCGCCGTATCCTCGGAAGGTAGCGCTGTAAGTTGCGATATCATCAACACCTCCAGTCATAGACGCAGACTCGATCAAAGACTGACCAACGTATTTAATTCGGTTTGATCCAGAAGCGTTAACATTTGTAGTGAACACTACCATAACGTACTTTGATGCACGAGAAAGGTCCATAATTGTAATTGGAGACCCAGACTGACCAGTCAAGTCGATAAGCCCATCGATAGAGAAGTTCCAGCTGAAAGCTCCAGAAGCAATGTAGCTTGTTGATGTGCCCGTTCCGTTTCTTGCAGCTACCTCGTTGATAGTGTTAGATGTATCGAGAGTAGTGGTCGTCGCGGCGGCCAAAAGACCAGCGGTCCACGCAGCGTCATCAATTTCAGTCACACTAGTTCCATTGGCACCTACCTTATAAACGCCTTGAAAATCGCCTGAAGTGTTTACGTGAATAAAATATTCGTTAGCTACAGCTCCTGCTGGAGGTGTTGTAGGATCCGTCGCGCTGCTGACGACTTGTAAAGGGCTAGTGCTTCCGCCGTCTAATGCGTAGATGCCCAGTTGATTTGATGCTATTGTTGCCATTTTTTAAAAATTATCTGATGCTAGTTTTTGTAGAAGGTTTTCAATTTCCACTTTTAATATTGATCTTACTTTTCCGTTTTGCGACCTAAAAATCCTGGCGAAGGGAACTTGTTTGCTTTTTTTTATATGCCTAGCTGGGCTTGCGAAAAAGTGAGCTCTCCATCCAGCGCTTTTTCCTTTTAACTTAGGACCCACCCTTCTTCCGTGTATGCCAACCCTTCTGCCTTTTATCTTAGTATTTCCCATTGGGTCGTCAAAGCCTCCGGTTATTCTTTGTAGCCTTTCGTACATCTTACCCCCCTTAAATATTCTTTGCCAAGGAGACGCTGCTTTTCTCAAGGCTTCGTCAAACATTTTTTCAGCTTTTTTTGACTTCTCAACATCGTGCCCGAACTTTCTTATAGCGGCATTGAGTCTATTTACGTCTGACTGGCTTAGTACGATCTTAACTTGATTATTCATATCACAAGCTTGTAAGTCAAGTTAACACCCAAGGCATAAGAAGTATTTTCAGAATGAAGACCAGTACCTCCTTGAAAGTTGCTTGGCTCATTAGGAGAAAAGTCAACATTAAAGGTTATCTCGCCGCCAGCCCATTCCGAGTTTAAAGACTGGTCTGTAACGAAAGCGATGCCTGCTGCGCCTGACTCTGGAGCTACCTCAAAGCGATCAATCAATGCAACATCAGCTTCGTCAATAACAACCTCTTCTCCATTAGCCAATGTCACAGACACGCTGTTTATCACACCAACCCTTAAACCACCAGCGCCATCAGTAATAGGCAGGTTTCCTGTTTTAGTCTTTTCTTTTGAGTAAGAAGTAAGTATTGGTTCTTGACTGCTAACAGAAACGCGACCGCTCAACTGACCTCCCTGACGGAATATTCTACTGGTTATATCCGTTGGAAATGACAACGAGCAATTTATGATAGACATAGGGTGTTCATATTCAGCCCATATCACCCCAGCAGCCGTTCTTGTTACTGAGTTTTCAGAGTCCCTGTTATTTAGCGTGCTTAAGTAGCTTGTTAAAGGACCTATTGTGGTTAGCCTGTAGAATAGTTTACCTGCGTTAGCGCCATAAGGTATGTCAAAGAAAGAGTCGTCCCTACCCGGCCAATACTCTGTGGTTACTTCATAATATTTATTACCAAATCCGTCAAGCCAAAAAGGGTTTTGATCCCAAGCGGGCCAAAGCAAAGGAACCGCCTCGCTCTTTTCAAAAAGGACCTTTCCAGCAACCTCTATCCTTCCGTAAGGCATTTCGTTACTTGGGTACATGTTGTACCAAGCGGTGGTATAACTGCGTATCTTTCCGTCTACAGGGATGGCGTCCACATAGGTGTGATCAAAAGGAAACATAGTCCTTACAGAGGAAAACTTTTGAGAGGTGTGGCCGTCAACAGCGCCATCACCAATAATCAACACTATACTTAGCTCACTGCCATCTGGGTCAAAAAGATAATTACCGTTCGACTGTTTAGGAAAAGGAACATTTTCTATGACCTGATACTCAGCTGAGGTCCTGCTGTGTGTGACAGAAAGTGTGTTATAAGGAGCTATAAAATTGTATTCTTGGTCGGGCATACCAAAATACGTATCGTCGTCTCTAAGCTCGGCTCTTATCTTAAGCACCTCGTGTCGCCCTTCGTACTGTATAGAATATATCCTGAACTTACCACCCTCAAAATAAACGACGTCCTCAAACTTTACACCTTTAAAATAACGGCAGCGTATCTCTGCCTTAATCTTTCCCGTTCGCTGCTCTTGTATCTCTTCCTCTGAAGCTCCAGCAGAAGGTGTGCCTATATACTTAAATTCAGCGCCTACATCTTTCTTTATCAACGTGACAGTCTTCACCTTTTCACCGCTGGAGCCAACGGAGTAAGCCTCCCTGTAAAAGGAGATCTTGTTTTTCATACTGCCAGGTGTGAGTACTGCCATCAGTATCTTTTTACAGACGCCAACAAACGCTGAACGCCCTCTTTAACTTCTGTTGTTATGCCTCCAAAAAACTCAGCCTCTCTGTGAGCGTCGTAATGACCAACAAGCATCAAAGCGGCCTGAGTAAATTGTTTGGGTAAGTCTTTTACATTCTCTCCCCCGGTGAGAGTAATCTTATACAGGTCGTAATCCTGATCTTCGTTCAGGTCGGTTGGTGGCTCCGCCTTAGTGAAGTCTATCTGAATAGGGTATCCTGTATTTCTAACCTTTGCCTTTGTGTCCGTGTACGCTACGTAGTTATCGTTAGTGTCTAAGTAGTCTATGTCGTCGATCGTGTAAAAACCCGTTATGTTACGAAGTGTCTGAATCTCGTTCACTTCATAACGATCCATGTAAACGGTAACAGTGGACAGTTTGGCGGCGGCTCCAGACTGGAGCGAATAGGTTGCGTCCTCATGAAGGGCTGGCGAACTAGAGCAAAAAACACGGTTTGTTACCGTAAGCATATAATCGATAGCCGCTTCTAAGTACGAATTAATAAGATCGTCAGCCTCACCCTCCTCATAGCGAAGGTGCTGCCTAACAATAGACAAAGGAACCAAGTCTTCTGGATAGTAATTGTTATTGACGATCGTTTTCATTTCTTGTTTTTAAAAAAAGGGGCGACCGCATTAGCCGCCCCCTTCCATT